TATCAAAGCGTAACTTTCACTCCTCGTTTTGGTACTGGTAGTCAAACAAAGATAGCTGGAATTGAAAGTAGTGTATCAACTACAAGTGTTGGTGTAGAAGTTACAAACAGCACCCCTGTCACTCGTCAGGTAACAAATACTAATGTTGATGCTGTAAAAGTATCAATTACATTTCCTCAACTACAAAAAGCTACGGATGCTGGAGATTTACTAGGTTCTTCTGTTGAATTAAAGGTAGCTGTTCAATATAATTCTGGTGGTTTTACAGATGTTATTACTGACACTATCAGAGGTAGAAGTGGAGATGCGTACCAAAAAGATTATCGTGTAAATATTACTGGATCGTTTCCTGTTGATATTAGAGTGAGCAGAGTTACAGCAGATAGCACAGATACTAATTTAAGAGACAGTTTTCAGTGGACAAGTTTAGGAGAGATTATTGATGATGCTTCTACTTATTTAAATAGTGCATATAGTTCGATAAGACTAGATTCGATGCAATTTAGTTCTATTCCTGCTCGTAAATTTAGAATTAGAGGAATAAAAGTAAGGATTCCAGGAGCAGGTGCTTCCAGTTCTGGTACTCCGAGTATTGATAGTACAACTGGTCGTATTGTCTATCCTGATGGGTATATTTTTAATGGAGTGATGGGTGCTGCGGTATGGACTTCATGCCCTGCAATGGTATTACTTGATCTGTTAACTAATGACAGATATGGATTTGGTGCACATATAACAGATAGTTCTCTTGATTTATTTTCTTTTGTTAATGCCAGTAAGTTTGCAAATACTCTTGTTGATGATGGTGCTGGAGGTACAGAACCTAGATTTAGTTGTAATGTAAATATTCAAAGTCCAAAAGAAGCATTTGATTTAATAAATGACTTATCAGGTGTAATGAGATGTATGCCGATATGGTCTGCTGGTTCTATAACAATTACACAAGATAAACCTGTAGATCCTAGCTACTTGTTTAATCTATCAAATGTAGGAGAGGGTGGATTCAGTTATGCAGGAAGTAGTCTTAAAACCAGACATAGTGTTGTATCCGTTTCTTACTTCAATATGGATAGTCAGGAAGTTGACTTTGAAGTAGTAGAAGATGCAACTGCAATATCCAAAATAGGAACTGTTGTAAAGCAGGTAAAAGCATTTGCGTGTACTTCAAGAGGTCAAGCTAGAAGATTAGGAAAAGCAATACTATTTGATGAACAAAACTCCAGCGAAGTAGTTACATTTACAAGTTCCATAGATTCTGGAATAGTTGTGCGACCTGGTGCGGTTATTGAAATACAAGATCCAGTAAGAGCAGGAGTAAGAAGAGGTGGAAGATTAAAAACTGTTACTTCAACAACTGTTGTTACTGTTGATGATACTTCTGCAACAGATTTTGCTGTAAATGCAAGCGGAAACCCTGTTGGTGACGCAACTCTGAGTGTACTTTTACCCGATGGAACGACTGAAAGTAGGACAATCTCATCTGTATCAAATGGGACTATAACTGTAAGCTCCGCTTTTTCACAAACTCCTAATGTAAACACTATCTGGCTTATATCAAACGTAACTGTCCAGTCTCAATTATTCAGAGTAATAACAGTAGAAGAATCTAATGGTATAAATTATTCGATTACAGCTTTATCTTATGTCGAAGGTAAATATGCGTTTATTGAAGATGGAGAAGCATTACCAGCTAGAACTGTATCAAAATTAAATGATCTTTCTATTCCTCCTACTGCTGTAAATGCTGTTGAAAGAATATTTCCTATTAATAATCAGGCCGTATCAAAAATTGTTATTAGTTGGGCTCCTATTGTCGGTGTTGTGCAGTATCAGGTTAACTACAG